ACTTCCTTAAATCCGTAATTACAAACAAAAGATTTGGTTTTATCATCATAGATCGAGTTGTCAGGTACATATACTTTTACGCATTCGTTATTAACTTCTTTGAGTCCATAGTTGCAGTGTGCCATAAAACATTCTCCAGTTAGTGGGTTCCACTGGATAGTGTATTCTTTTGTGCTCAACTTTTCACATTCTTTGTGCTTTCCTTCAGCCATTTTACGAATGTCTTCAAACATCCACTGTGTTTTTAACTGTTGATCTTGAGTATGTATTTTGTGATTAATTTCCAACATCTTGCTCGACACTTGGTTGGCTGCACTAAGACTGTCGCCGTGACAATGGTATGGCTGCGAACCAGCGTGACAGCCACTAGTATCTGTGTTTCCACTGTGCGAGTACGCATTCATGACAAGCATATTTAAAAATATCATTTATAACTCCAATGTTTGATTTGTGCATTCTATACGTTTGAAGAAATTAATTTATTCAAAGTTTATAATTATCTTCAGAAATCAACTCATAGTTGAGTTGTGTCAATCATTTTAAACCAAAGTGCTCAGGTGGGGACTCGAACCCCACAATCCTCAGTGCTTATCTTTAAAATAGAGTGCCTGCCCTACACTGAGTGTTTCACCTTTAACTGAGCGTATAAAGCAAAAGAAGTTTTGCATTCATCATACTATGATTCCGGATGCTAGGGCTATCTGGCATATGTGCTCTAGTCTTTCTATGTGCTCAAACGCATCCCAAGGGTGCTTTCCCATTGCACAAACACCGTGTTGTTCTTGCCCAACTATATTGACATTGTGTGGAATTGACATTTTATAGAATGTCTCTGCTGCCAACTCTTGTGAAATGGCAGGCAGAACTGGAACATTATTTCCAACCTTTGTATATCGATGCACCTCTGGAAACTCTTCGGCTAGTTCTCTAAGATTCCATCCGGCTCTCATCGCTGCTATGGTATAGGTAGGGTGGAGGTGTAAGACAGATTTAGTATTGTGTCTAAACTTCTGCTGTAACTTCCAGTGCATCTCTAGTTCCCCACTAGGGTTGAGTCCGTCTAGCACCAACTTATTCTCAAAGATTGGTATCCTAACGATTGTCTCAGGTATGATTGTAGTCTTCCTTACTGCTGATGGAGTGATATAAAGTATATCTGTTCCGCTTCTTCTTAATGAACAGTTGCCATCTCTTGTAGTAATCCACCCTCTTTTGTATGCTTCACGCATAACGTCACCCATTGCTGTAATCATTTAAACCTCTTATCCCACATAGTCTCGAATACATAGTGAGAAGTAACTAAAATCATGTGTAACATAACAGTGAAGTGTGTTGCTTGCTTTATTGATCCAGTGAAAGCCCACGTTGTTAGTAGGGTTATGACGATAGAGCAAAGTCTCCAGCATAGTACTTTTTTCAATCTTTCTTCTGATTGCCAGTTCATCATCAGTCAATTCTCCTGTAATCGTCTGCTATTCTAACAACGTCTTCGGGGTAGTCAGTGCTTACCTCTAAAAGCGTAACGTCACCTCTGTAAGCCTCAAATCTATGCACAGACAAAGGATAAACATGATATGCCTCTCCTTCCTCGACGATGCATTCCTTGATCTCTCCATTTCTAGTTTGCGAGTATGTAAGTTTCAATCTTCCGCTAAGTACATATATTGTTTCTTCTTTCTGCTGATGGTATTGTAAGGATAGTCTATGCCCCTCTTTAATGTTTAAAATCTTGCCCATATACTTTCCTTTGGAATGTGCCCACCAAATTTCATTGCCCCAAGGCTTATCTACTTTTTTCATCTGTTCTCCAATTTATTAGTCCATTCGACATATTTCTGTGTTGTTTTATTAACTAGGCGTTGCCAAGCCCTTTTTTCTATAGGAATCTGTAATCTAACTGCAATTTCTTCTGCTTTGTGCCAAGCGAGAACTTCTTCCATAAGAACCATAGTTCTTTCTCTGATGTTCTTTTTGCCTGAACGATTCATGAAATATGTTGAATCACCCTCATTTTCCATCATTCTAGAGACATGCCCGACTTCGTGCAGAAGTATATAGAGTTTGTCTCTAGGTGGGGTTTCTCCTCTTACCTCAATCCTCTTGTTATCATAATGGTATGTAAAAGCATTGGATTCTGCCAACAGTTCTATCTCTGCGCCATATTCTAAATGTGCATACCTGCAAACTTTCTGTGTCCATTTGTAATATTGTGAGTGTTCATATTTGTAATCTAACATTTTTCGTATCCTTCCTCTTGCAAGAACTTAGTAAAGTCGTCGAACCCTCCTATGAACTCTTGTTTCCCATCAGTCTTGTTAACCTTGACTATGATGGGTACGGTATTATGATCATATATTTTTTTAATAGACTCATAGTAATCAGGTGACTTGTCAATCAGTGTTAAGACATGATCAAACCCATGTTCATTCATTTTGTTAATAGCATCCACACAGAAAGGGCATTTAACTTTTGCATATATTTTAAAATAGTATAGCATTCTTACCCCTTTAGGATGCCAGTAGGGCTAGTATAGAGTTTAGTCTTTACATCTCCAACAGAGCCTACCACTACCATCTCTTGTCCGCTAGATCCTTTGTGGAGTATTACTCTGGTAAACTCGGCTGCGGATGTGATACCATCAGGTAATCTACCTTCATTCAATAATCGCTTTGTGTTTGTATCTGGCACAAGTGATACAACAAAGGCTGGATTTACAAACACTTCTCTGAGTGAGTACGACTTTGTTGTTGCAGAGTTCTGCATTACTTCAATTAACTTTTTCATAACTTCTCCTTTTTGTATAATAATTAATCTTACTGATTTCCACTACTATCTCTTGACTTCCGTTGATCATGATTCTGCAAGGACTTACGAAGTCGTGAAATGATCTGTTCTCTTCTTTCAGAAATCCCAAGAAGATCCCTCTCAAAGACTTCTTTGATAAAGACAAAGTCCAACTCTGTGTATCAGTAAACCAAGAGTCTTGCTTGATCATAACCAAATCGCCGGGCATATAAGTGCTACTGCTCATCCTCAACCTCCGATGGAGGGAACTGAGATGCGATCCTTATCTTCTCGTACGATAAGCAAAGAGATTGTTGCTCTTCTAAATTTTGATCTATCACGGCAAGTACTGATCTCAGAATTTCTATATTCTCAGAAGCAGAGATATACATCCCCTTGAGAGAATCATCGCGTACGCTTTCTAAAATTTGCTTGGCTCCAATAAGGCGATTACTAATCGTACCAAGTTCGCTATCAATCTCTTCCGGTACCTCTTCTAGATACAACGTTTTTTGTATTGTGATTTTCATATATTCTCCTATGATATCTTCTATACGGTTGGGGATATGCTTTTATTCAATTTGAATTATAGCATGATTAGTATTTAACAAAGTTGATGCTGCAGATACAGCATTTGTTAAGGCAGTCTTAGTCACCTTGACTGGATCAACAATCCCAACAGTATACATACAAGGCTGGAATTGATTATTTCTGAAATCGTAACCAAACTCTTCTTGCAATCCATTAGTAACCTTGTCTAACATTATATCTTCTGATATACCACCATTAATACATAGTTGTCTAAATGGAGACTCACAGGCTTTAAGTAGAATCTTTGAACCTAATTCTTGATCATCGTTCTCAAAATCCAATTTTAAGTCCTTTCTCGCTCTTAGCAGGGCAGTACCCCCACCAGTTGTTATGCCGTCCTTCTGTGCTGATTTGACGGCTTCTAATGCGTCTTCTATGCGATGCTTTGTCTCTATCATTTCAACATCAGTAGCGCCACCAACTCGAATAACAGAAACACCACTAGCAAGGCGAGTGATCCTTTCGTTATAAGTTCTTGCTTCGTGATCCGACTCTGTTTGTCGGAGGAGGGCTTTAACAGCCTCAATCCTTTTTTCGACTTCTTCTCCTTCACCTTTACCTCCAACAAATGTAGTTATTGACTTTCCTACTTCTATAGATTTACAGGTTCCTAAGTGCTCGATTTTTACGTCACGCATTAGAAGTCCTGCTTCCCTAGAGATATAATTAGCACCAACAGAGATAGATAAGTCTTTTAAAATAGATTTTCTTTCTTCTCCATAGCGTGGAGCCTTGATTGCTACGATACGCATCGTACCTCGAATGGCATTCATGATAAGTGCAGCAAGTGCTTGTCCTTCGATCTCTTCGGCTACAATGACAAGAGGACGTCCGTCTCTTGCTACTTGCTCTAGAAGAGGGAGCATTTCATCTACCGTCTCTAGTCGTTCATCAGTGACTAATACCAAAGGATTGTCATAGTAACATATCCCTCGTCGCTCGTCTGTCATGAAAGCACCTGCTGCGAAACCTGAATCTATCTTGAATCCCTCGATCAAGTTAAGAGAAGTCTTATTCGATCTTGCTTCTTCGATGATTACGGTTCCATCCTTACCTGCGAGATCGACAGCCTTTGCTACCAAGTCGCCAATTACTTTATCGTTGTTGGCAGAGATACGAGCAATGTGCTGAATGTCCTCAACAGATCGGATAGGACGTGCGGTACTTGCCAAGTTACTTAGCAAAGCATCACAAGTCTTGTCCATTCCTCTTTTAAGTTCGATTGGAGAAACACCTGATACAATGTACCTTTGGGCTTCATTGACAATCGCTCTTGTCAGTACAGTTGATGTTGTTGTTCCATCACCTGCGTTTGTATTTGTTTCGTGACTTGCTTGCTTTACAATCTCTGCAATAGCATCTGTCACAGGATCGATACCTCCGAACTCTCTAGCAACTGTTACACCGTCTTTGGTTACATAACAAGGCTTGCCTCGGTTCTTCAGAAGGACATTCTGTCCTTTCGGCCCTAAAGTAGAAGCGACAGGTTCTGCCAATTCATTAACTGCGTTGACAATAGCCTGTCTTAACTCTTCACCCTTCAATACGATTTTCTTCACTTTTCCTCCAATGATTATTCGTTATATATATTATACGATTATAATCACGGTTTTATTCAAAGTCAACTAGCATTTGTCAATATTATCTCCAAAAAAGTCCACAGAAACTTTTAATTCTTTTATTAGTGTATTTAAGTTCTCTAGAGTAGGGTTTAGAGAATATTGCAATAACTTTTTTTTGATGCTGATCATAAATGCGTTGAGTCCTATTAAAGATTCATATATTTCTTCATTTTGATCTTTAAAGTCATTATTTGATGTCTGATCTTGTCTACTTGAGAACACGACTGCATTATAGGCTGCTTCCTTGAAATCACCTACTCCCCACTTATTCTTGACTGCGGTAGGGTTTTTCAGTGCCCCTGTAATGCCAAGTACAGAATTTGATCTTATCTTTGATTCTATATTAGAGCGCCTAGATACACCGGAGGATCTCAAATAATGTATTTCATAGTTAGATGTGTCAACAGCCAATGTTTTGTTTCTTATTTGCGATTTAAAATTCTTTACTATCTCTGCTAGCAGATTCTCTCTAGTAATTTTCATTGCTATAAAATTGGCTCCTACATATTTCTTTTCGGCTGCGGCTCCCGTGTCATCTTTTTTCGAAACTTGTTTTCTGACAAAAAGATAATATAAGCCTCCAGAATGTATAGGTACAGTAGTGTTTGCTCTACTATCCACTTCTAAAATGTACTGTGGGTTGGTATCAGATTCTGGTACGCTATCGACATAATTTGGATTAGGTACCCTTTGTTTGACTACGATACCCAATGTCCTTAAGAGATCCATCGTAGATCCGGATGTACCTTTTTCTTTTATTTTCAATGAAATACCGGTATCTCCCACAATAATGTCTGCAATAGTTCCGGAGTTTGTAGCAACAGAGGTTCCACCCAACAAACCAGATACAAACCTCTCTCCCACAAAACCTCCGGTTGAAGGATTATAGTTTGTAAGTATCGAGGTAAACGCTGTTTTTAGAAGTACTTTCGCCAGTCCTTGCTGAAGATTACTACAGGCTTGCTGTTGAACTCGCTGCCCCACATCAAAAAATACTTTAAACCGTTCTAACAAGTCGTCGCTATCAGTTATAGTTTTTCCGGAAGGAGTTAATGAAAACGATCTCCTGATCATTTCAAAATCTTTGTTCATTCCTTCGTATTCTCCAGTTTTTGAACGTTTTAGTTCTGTTCCGGTAATTAAATTTTGAATAATTTGTTCAACACCTAATAAATCTTCTGATTCTTTGCTATATCCTGTACCAGTCGCTCCGCCCTTGCCTTTAGTTATTTTTGCCAAGCCTTTTGGATCTTCTTTCTCTTGCAGCATCTCTTCCTCAATTCCTCTCTTGAGTGCCTCAAGAATATACTTTTTGTCTAATTTGCTCATTCTATATTTCTCCTAGTAGTTTTTCAATGTCAAGTCCGGCGCAATCTATCTTCGATCTCTTGACGTGATAATGGCTCAAGAAGCCCTTTGTTCTGCCGTTGGCACAGTTTGTATTATAGACGTTCTTAGAAGTGCCTGTAGGTGTCTCTAAGGGGACGCCACACGCTATATTGATTGCTTTCCATAATGCTTTCAGTGCTTCCAACTGAACTGGATAGAATCCCAAGTGAGCACTTAGTTTCTTTCCATGAACCTCTGCGTCTGTTATGACAGGACGCTCTCCGAATCCATGCTTACGATACCACTGTTGCCACTTGAGACTGTAAGCATTAGAGATCTCAACACCAACAGATAGGTTGTTAATCTTCGAAACACCTGCATGCCAAGCAATATGCTGAAGATCCATTGTCTGATAGATTGTACCATCGTTATCAATGAGGAAGTGGACACTGATCCCTCTCTTGTCCAAGACACGTTGGCATGTCTTAGCATTAAGACACACATCCCAGTGATTAATGAACTGAGTGATCTTTCTAGGTTTCTTGCCGGCTTGAGAACGATAGGCTCCCAACTTTGCCATTAAGCCACCTTGATCTGTCCATAGAACAGTTTTATCCCATTCAATAGGGAACTCCTTAGAGTTATAAACAATACGTGCCAAGCCGTCATTGTTGTAGTTAGGAGACACATAATCAGATATCTGTGCTTCCCTTTCGTTAAAGATGATGCGGAACGTTCCCGGCCCACACATACCATCGGCAGCCAGTCCTCTGTCTTTCTGCCACTTTCGGATAATGCGAGTGAGTTTCTCATCAAACGCATCGTGCCCGAACCAAGTTGGATCCCATCCTAACTTGGCAGCGGACGCTTCATTGTAAAATTGCTTATCTATAGTCATAGTGTTACTCCAATATTTTATCAGCAATTCCTAAATTAATTGCTTCCTGTGCATTTAAATAGACGTTTTGTTTCCTTCTCATAAAAGATTTGAGTTGTTTTTTTGTCATATTTGTTGCATCTGCTAAAGATTGTAGATATATGTCTTGCATTTTCTTGATTTCTGTCAGTTCGTTCTCAAGATTATGAAGAGAGCCATGATTACCAGCGATTACTGAGTGTATCATAACACGACAGTTCTTTCCGATATAACGCTCTCCTTTGGTTCCTGATGCTAAGATAAGCACACCGGCTGACATAACCTTTCCAATTCCGATTGTTTCGATAGGACAGTCCTTCTTAACTACGTTCATAATGTCAACTAGTGCTGCCATCTCATCTGCAGATCCACCATATGTAGATACATACAATTTGATTGGCTTTCCTTCTTCTGTCAGTTCGCCTTCGTCATCGTACTTAGGCATACCTACGTGTTGCAATGTCAACAGTGCAGAGATAACCTCTGCGATTCTTTCTTCGTCTACGTCGCCATAGAGCCCCACTGATCTCATGGTATTGAGATCTTCTTCCTCTTCTGCTTTCTGAGCAACCATTCCCAATAATTCTTGAAGGCTTATCTCTTGTCCTTCTTCTTCCTCTTCCTCTACATCAAACTGCTGATCTTCAGCGACATCTTCTGATGTTTCTTCGATTTCTTCATTATCTTTGTTCATAAATTCTCCTTTGGTTAAACAAAAAAGGGCAAAACTATAGATAGTCTGCCCTTATTATACGTTCGAAGTTTGCAAAATATTCAATTATTTACGTTTTGCAGACTCTCTCAAAAGACGTCTTGCGACACGACGAGTAACTTCAGCGATGACTTCTTCATCGTCAACTGCTTCAGCATCGGCGGCTTCGAGATCGGCATCAACTTCATCGTCAGCCATCCCCATGTCACCTCCTTCGGGTGCTGCGTCCATGTCTTCCATGCCTTCATCTTCCATACCTTCGTCTTCCATGCCCTCTTCGTCACCTTCAAGTTCCATAGAAACACCTTTGGATTCAGCCCAACCTTTGATTGCGCTAAGGAGATCCATAACCATATCTTCGGCTTCTTCCTCTCCTCCTTCCATTTCGTCTTCAACTTCCATTTCTGGTTCCATTTCTGGCTCCATTTCCATTTCCATTTCTTCTTCTTGTTCTTCGAGTTTTTCTTCTTCGTCTTCACGATTACCCATTCCATAACCACCTTCTTCCAATTCTTGCTCTGCTTCATTTAAGAAGTTAGAAACGTAAGTTGGCTTGATGTTAGCGTACTTCATGAATTTACGAGTAGTACCCTCGTTTAAAATTAATTTTTTCTTAGCCATTTTTAAAATCTCCTTTTTGTCATGACAAATAAATGCATTTTTGTTTTAATTAGTGACAGTCAATCCCAAGATCATAAATCCGGATGATCTTTTTCAATTATGTCGAAAATATTTTCAATTTCAGAATCCTTTAAAATAAAGTCCTCTTCAACAGTATTTAGTCCTTTCGTTATCATTTCTTCATTCTTTTTGCGATTTTTAGACGATTTTCTATAAGATTTCTCCTCCAGCACCTTGAAAAAGAATTGGAGGAACTGTTCATCATCGTTGATAAGCCCCGAAATGCACCCTCTGATGAAGTCTGACTGCGTTATACCGTAGTGCTTGAGTTTTATTTTTAAATCAGCGTGTCGTTTCTCTGTCTCCAAAAACAAAATTTGCTTATCTTTTTTGATACCTTTCATAAGTTCCTCCTTCTATCGTCTTAATTACCAATGCCAAATGTATATTTCGAATTATCTCCTACAATTTTTTCATCTGTAGAACCTAATGCTCCATCACCTCTATCAGACATTGAGATTGGATAGCCATATAGATCACCGTCATGACGACAGTAAGCACGAAATGGGACAATGGGGATCAAGACTGCTTGTGCAATCTTGTCTCCACGCTTAATTGTCTGAAACTCAGTCCCTACGTTATGCAGGTTTACGAACACTTCTCCGTTATACCCTGAGTCTACTACGCAAGCGCCTACCAATAGACTCTTTTTTGATGCGACAGAACTTCGATTCATGATCTGAAGCATGTGAGCGTGTGGAACTCCAAAGCGCAGTCCAGTCTGCAAAAGACAAGAATGTCCCGGTGCCAACTCGATTACCTCACTGGTATCCAGTGGAGAGAAAAAGATATCTAATCCTGCATCTGATGGGTTAGCCCTTGTTGGCGGAATGACATTAGGGTGTGTAAAACTATATTCTAGAATCATTTTCCTTCTCCTAACAGCACAAACCCTTGCGGTGTATAAGTACTGGTTACTGGTTTATTGTCAACCCAATGATATTCCCAACCATCATCTGTTCGAGGCTTGTTATAGCACACAGACTCAAAAGGAAAGCCATTGTTTTTCAGCCATTGTTCAGTTACATCGGCATGCTCACTAGTCCTAGCAGTAAAGAAAGTAACTCTATTACCTTCCTCTAAGACTTTATTAACCATGTCCAATGCGCCATCAATTGGCTTTGCTGATAAGAAGCGATGTGCTTCTTCGTTTGGTACGTCCTCGCAAACTGTACCGTCAATGTCAATAAGATATATTGTTTTATTCATTTATCACCTCCAAATTTTTGATCCAAATCATACTTAGCCTTGGCTGATGCCATGCTCATTGAGAAGATGGCTATCACAAAGAAAGCCAACATGCTCCATCCGGGACTTACTCCCAGATTTTCAGACAACTTAATAATAATTGCCCAGATTGAACAGACTACAGCAAAGAATAGCATTCCTTGTAGTCCATTAATCATTCCTTCTTTTATCCATTTATTCATTTTTTCTCCAAATATTTTATTGCCTCATCAGCATCTACAATTTTTTTAATTAACTCAATAACCTCTCCTACAATATCAGGGTGTTCCCCGATGCCTGCAGGGTGTGAAAGATAGATGCTTAAGTTAGCCTCTGCTCTTTCCTTTTCTGCTTTGAAGTGAGCCAAAGCCGCTCTGCTTAGTTTATGATTATATCGCATATTATCCTCCATAATTTCCAAAAAACCACATCCATGCAAACACAAAGGCAAACAAGCATACGGTAAATACTAGTAATGCTATCATTGTTCCTCCTGTGGTTGCATAGCCTTTAATATGGCATCGAACTTTGAGAACGCAGTTCGTAAAGAGTCCATTGATGATTCCATCTGTTCTTTACTGAGTTCACCAAAGTCTTCCTCATCATATCGTTCAAGATAAGAGTTGAACGTCTCTGCGAGAGCATAGGCAGCAATTGCCAGATCTCCCTGTGTTAAGCCAGATGTTTGTTCTGGCTCTTCGTTTGTAACTTCCATTTAATCCTCCTGTCATATATTATACGTTTGGGCATCATTCTTTATTCAATTTAAAGTTACTTTTTCTATTTGGCAAAGGTAGTTATGTTAGATACTATGGGGGTTATATGTTATGTTGGTGTTATTATTTATTATGTCTTGCATGTCTGATGGCATGCTAACATACGAGAAAGAAGTTGAAGTATATGTTGAGGTTGAATCAGAATGTGAAGTGGTGGAAGACACCGATTTTGACTTCTCTGATCTTTGGGTGGATTCCTTTACACAGGTGAGTGCAATGGATGGTGTCGATATATTTTGGGTTATAGATCCCTCTGGCTCCATGCATGATGATCAACCTGCTATACTAGCAGGAATCCAAGTGATGATGAACAGTTTGCCTCCAGTTGGATGGCGTCTGATGATTATTCCTTCTGACTACCGAAGAATTTCTGATAGAAACTATTTCCCTATTGTTCCGGGTGATACGATAGCAGACGTCGAGACTATGTACAATGATCAAGTCGCTGGACAATTCGAAGCCGGATTTGACGCCGTGATCGAGTACATGGACTACAATCCCTACGCTCGAACTTGGCTTAGACAAGATGCTGCTCTCTTGATTGTCTTCGTTTCTGACGAGAATGATCAATCTCAAGAGCACGTTATTAGCGAATACGAGTTTATTAATTGGGCAAAGTTGCAACGATCAAACGTGTTTGTCGCTAGCATTGTTAATGTTCCTAACGATCAATCTGTCTGTGATAACAACATTTCTCTTATGAACGTAGGAGAGAGGTATATCAATGCCACGAATTACTTTGGTGGTAATATCGTTGATATCTGTTCTGAAGATTGGAGTGCTGGTGTGTCACAAGCAGCCGATCAAATTGTTCCATACGAGTCAATTGATCTTACTCACGTTCCGCTAGATCCTAACTGGATATATGTTTATATAGATGGCGTCCTAAACCGTGATTGGACTTACGATGCCACCTTAAACAGGGTTGAGTTCACTGTCATTCCGGCAGGCAACTCTTTGGTTGAAGTAGTTTATAACTATTGAGATTTCAATACGAGTTCGATTAACTCTGACTTGCTCATAGCCGTTACTTCTTTTCTAGATAGACTGCCTTCCTTTACTTCTGGAGTGTAGTCTTTCTTGTATCCGTTCTGAGCCATTTGTTCTGCAATCTTCATTCGCTCAATTGCAATATCAACATATTCTTCTGATATATCGATACCTAGCCAACGTCGTCCATTGATTGCTGCCATCTTTGTGGTGGTTCCTGCTCCCACAAAAGGATCTACAACGAGATCTCCTTCCTTTGTCCAAGTCATAACGTGATCTTCTGCTAGTGATTCCGGAAACATTGCCGGATGTTTGAAAGCAAAGTCGTCATTTGTTGTATACTTTTTACCAGTATTGAACTTCCAAACGTTGTGACGGGGGGAAAAATTAGGCGTAGGCTTTCTGTTCTTTGCCTTTACGAGTTCGCCGGCTGCGTTGCGGTTCGTTGATGTTCCGAACGAGGTGTAGCCGCTCCACTTGTTAGGCTTGTCACAGATGAGGTTCGCTGTCTTTGGCTTGCCCTTGCTGAATACGAACATGTACTCAAACACCTGAGAGTATCTATTGCCTGTACGTCTAGCAGGGAAAGAAGAGCCATTCTTCTCATAGATCATTGTATCGTGGATGTTTAGTCCCAACTCTTGAAAGAAGATGGCTTGTCGAAAGGACGAACCAGTCTCAGAGCCCTTCTTTGTTGCATCTCCCACAACCCATACAATGACTCCACCCTTTGCCAACTTCTGATACATCTTCCGAGCGATGTCTTCAAATGGAAATGAGTATCCATTGTAATCTCTTAATTCATCATAAGGCGGTGAGGTGATAAATGCATCTACAGATTCATCCTCTAGTTGATCCATCACCTTCACACAGTTTCCTAATATAATTTTATTCACCTATCCCCCTTGTATTTTCTGGTGTCTGTTGTTTTCATTTCTTTTAAGCAATTTTTGAATCTAACTACAAAGTCTGCTGCTGTAATCAGTTCGCCCACTAATATGTGAGCCTGCTCTTCAGACAGAGTTTCGTCTGATAAGAATAACAGCAACATTCTTTCTATTTCTTCAGTTTGCTTAATCTTTTCTTTAAGTTCTTTTTTAGTTAACATAATAAACCCTCCTATATTATATACGAGCGAGGATTACTATTTATTCATTTTTCCCAACCACATTCTTTGAGTGCTATTCGTACATCCTCCAAAGCATCGGTGAACCTCTTGCGCTTTATTGTTCTTAGATGCCCCAAGACAAAGCCTTTCCAAGTTCCCATATGTCTGAATAGATGTACAATTATTTCTCCATCTTCATTAAAGTATCTGAAGTTATCGTTTTCTATTTCCCATTTGTTTTTATTCATTGGCTTCTCCTTTACCCTAGCAACCTAAAGTTTCTTCTAATCGATCTTGTGCTAAAGCCCCACTGTTCACTGTAGTCTAGTTTAGCCATATAGGGCTGGTTAACATAGATTGTATCATTCTCGGAGGGATTCCAACACTTGATATCTACCATAGCATTGTTTGAGTCCACAACCTTGAGAATCCAATATTCCTTACCTTTAGTTGTTTTCTTCTTTAGCAACTTGCGCGGAACAAACCACACTAGTAGTTGATCATCTTGACTAGACTCTACGGACATCGCAACCTCGTATTCAGAGATGGGTACGACTGGCAACTGTTCTAATTTGATACGAATTGAATCACTCATCACCAAGTCAAAAGGAAAGATACCTGTTAGATCTGACTTCTGAGATATTAACTCGTCTTTGGAGAAGTCACCTTCTGCTTTGTATAGTTCTATATTCTCTCCGAACTTCTTCTTATTCTTAGGGCGATCAACAACTACAGCACTCCAGAAGTGTTTCATTCCATTGAATCTGACATCCATCAAATGATCACACGCTCCAGCCCTCACAAGCACATCTAAAGCCTTCTTGTTAAGTTTGCTATACTTGACGTCAGGGTTGAACAGAAAGTCCTCTACAGTGTGAAATGGGCGGTTATTAACCACCTGTTCCATAGCAGAGTCTCCTAGTCCTTTGATGGTAGTCAAAGGCTGAAGAAGAGAGTTATTCTCTTTGTCATACTCCCACTGTTTACCAGAGACATTAACATTCAGTTTGGAGATTGTATACCCCAGAGTCTTCGCAGTAGCAATAGCAGATTCTTTCTTCTTGTCCGATACTTTGTCCAAGTAAGCAGCAAGCCATTCGCCCTCATGATAAGTCATGAGCCAAGCACACTGATAGGATATGATTGAATAGCAAACAGCATGAGACTTATTGAAACCGTAGCCTGAGAAGTACTCAAAGTTCTGCCACATATCAAGAGCATCTTTACGGCGCATACCTTTGTCCGTACAGCCTTGGATAAAACGATCTCTGATGTCGTACTTGAGTTCTGCACCTTTACCAGTACCTTTCTTTGTCAAGAGTTTACGAAGTAGATTGCCCTCATCAAGAGAGATGTTCTTACCCAACTTGTGAGCCAACAGAGCAATCTGCTCTTGGAAGATAAGGAAACCATAAGTCTCACCAGTTACTTGCTTTACAATATTGTTCTCGTAGAACACTTCATGTGGAGCATCTTTAGCCTTAACATAATCTTCATGCACACCTGCCGATAGTGGGCCGGGGCGGAAGATAGAAGTGATAGCAGAGATGTCAACAATGTTACGTGGCTTGACGGACTTACAGAAGTTCTGCGCTCCTGACTCTGTGAACTGGAAGATACCTGCCCACTTACCTTGATGGAAGACATTCTCATACACTCTACGATCTTCTAAGTCTAGGTTAGATGGATGTAGGTGCTTATTGTAGAATGCTTTGACTTCTTGGAAAGATGGATTGGCGTTACCTTGCTTCTTGAGGATGCGCTCGATACAACCCTGAATCATACGAAGCGTAGTAAGCCCAAGCAAGTCAAACTTAATGAAACCCATAGGCTCAAGTTGTCGGACGTTCTGCCCTTCACTCCAAGGAGTTTGGATGACACCTCCTGACTGAATCAGTGGCATGTGACTGTCTAAGTCTTCTGCGATCACAACACCACCAGCATGACGAGAACAAGAGCGATACTGCCCTACCATAGACTTGACGTGCTTCTCAACCTGTGGATACTTTTTGAGGAAAGCCTTGAGAGTCGTAGAGAACTCTAGCACCTCTTCCCAATTTGGAATATAAAGCCCTGCTTTGATGCCGTGCTTTTTCTTGGCGAGAGGTGTTGCCTCTGTAATCATCTTGCCAGTAACAATATTAACTTCTTTAAACTCGATGTCATACATCTTTGAGATGTCTTTGATAAGAGACTTGAGTTGAAGTGTGTTCCAGTTAGAGATAGGAGCAACACAGTCTGTCCCCCATTCTTCAATAAGGTGATCCTTGAGTTCCATAGGTTCTGCCACATCGTAGTCAATATCTGGATAGTCCTTAGCATCTTTACGTAAGAAGCGAGAGAACAGTAGTCCATACTTGAGTGGATCAACTTGTGTGATACCCAAGGCATAGGCAACTAGGGAGCCAGCAGCAGAACCACGTCCAGTACCAGTAAGCATCATATTGGATGCCTTGTCAGATACAGCCTTCATAGTCAAGAAGTACTTGGAGAAGCCGCGCTCTGATATGACTGACAACTCTTCATCGACACGCGCCTTATACAATTGTGCAGTCTTTTTATTAGCCCTGTCTTGTTCTACTAAGATATTGAACAAACCTTCAGTCGTAAGTCGTCTGAGGTATTCATCTTCTGAATATCCGGCAGGTACAACAAAGTTAGGAAGTCGAACAGTATTGTCTGGTAAGAAAGTTTCGATTCTTTTAAAAGCAATATTCTCTGTCTCTTTGATAGAATCTAGAACGATTTGATCATCATACTCTACACCACACTCTTGTGAGTAGCGCTTGTATGATTCCCACATTTGTTCGGCATTCTTAGGATAGAGTTCACACTCTAGTTCCTGAATTTCAGCAGGTAGAGACATATCTAGCCACTCTGGCTTAGATCTACCAAGCCAACCAAGTCGCTTGTACAATTCTCTATCTTGCCATGCTTCAGGAGTAGGATAGTGAGAGTCAGCAGTAGAGATTAGTTTAAGCCCTCTCTCTTTGTGCATCTCGATTATATAACGATTAAGTTCATGCTGTTGAGGTACTCGGTTCCATTGTAACTCTCCGTACCACCTGTCGCCCAAGATAGATTGGAATCTGTCTGTAAGGCGACGCATCTCATTCATGACTGCTTCTTCACCTTCTTCGTGCATACTCCAATAAGCACCTGCATATACTCCACCAAGACAAGCAGAAGCGGCGATAACATCCTCTCCATACTTCTCTAAGAGTCCGAAATCGACTCTAGGCTTTCGATAAAAGTAATCGCCCTTGTGTGACTCGGACACCATCTTGAAGATGTTGTTAAGCCCCTTCTGGCTCATAGCAATAAGAATGAGATGACGAGAACGATTAATATCAGAACGTCCTTTGGACTTAGACTCCCCTTCTGTTTCGATTGAGATTCCTGATGAATCGTCTTTGATTTCTTTCTTGCGTTTCTTGTCTGCTTTTGCTTGATCATACTTCTCTCTCCATTCTACTACGTCTTCAATAAAATAAGCCTCAACGCCAAAGATTGGCTTGAAGTCTTTTCCTGCTTCTTTCATCTTCTTGGCGTGGAGTACCTGATAGGCAAATCCATTCATGTTGCCGTGATCTGTTAAGGCAAGTGCTTTTGAACCGTTGGAGTTGGCATAATCCATGTGATCCTGTGGATAGCCGAAGCCATCGAAAGGAGAGCCAACTCCAGAATGTGCGTGTAAATTAACGAAATCGATATTCTTGATATCCATAAAATAACCTCCCTAGTCATATGTTGTGTATATATTATACGATTAGGGAGGTTGATTTATTCAGAATAATTTATCGATTAATCTCTCGATTTGATGCCTCTACTGCACCTTTTAATTTTGATGATATTCCATCAATCTTTTGATTGATTCCGGAATCAGGTGTCGATGCTGAGCCTGCCAAAGAATATTGACTGCCATCGAAATATACCAAAACTTCTTGCGGAACACTACCGCCAAAATCGATAACCAATGCTGAACGAGCGCCATCTTTTATAGCCTTTAGTCTTCCGGCTTTCAAGCCAGATACCTCAAAAGCCTGAGATGCTGCTTCTCTAATTCTCATGCTAAATTTTTCTAATTCAGGAGAAGAATCAATCGCTCCAGACTTTTCGTTCAATACTTTGTTCGACTCTTCCTTAGTGTACTTTTTAAAGTTTTCCATTAATATTTTCATTTTCATTGTAATTTCTCCTTTAATTATTACATATTGTGGACATATGTGTTGTATACATTGTCATTTGTTCTGAATCTGTCCATCATGACAGGCTGATCCAGATCTTCTGGTGGTTTATTCATATTCGCAAAAATTCTATCAGCCAAGTCTTTTCCAATTGAATATTTTCCACTAGTTTGATCTCCGATAATATTCAAGAAATATCTAGGCTCACCAGAATTAGAAGATCTGACATAAATTGTAAAATTCTGTCCTGCTTGTGTTCTTCCGTCTCTTTCGTATTCAGGGCCTTTGCCTTCTAGTACTTTGTTCAACTCTTCTTTTACGAGTTGCTTGATATAAGATTTTGTTACTTTCATTTTAAATTCTCCTTAAATTAGTTTAACAACATTTTTCGCATTCACATGCACAACATTCACAGCAGTTACAATTTTTAGACATAATGTGATTCTCCTTAAATGATTGATTTTCAGAATAAATAGTTAATTAATTTGTTAATCACTCAAATTCTAATAAAGATTTTTTATATTTCGATGGCTCTATCCACTTCTCCACAACTGGCTTGTCTATGTTGACGTCAGAATTCGCCCATTGCCTGTATCCGTCAAAAGATGTAGCATTGAAATAATAAGGAAGATCAAGTGTCGTAGCATCTTCTCCAAGTTGACAGAACACGTCTTCAAGTTGAAAATGTCTGCCACTCCATCTCTCTTCTGCAGGGAGAAGTTCTCTAGGAATTCCTTCTTCGTTCTTCTTACCTCCGGGAACATATCTGCCAGTACCTTCTTTACGAACCCATGCACGACAATTTATGAAATCTTCCTCGTTGAAAGTAAAACCCATCATCTTGCCCTGCTTGATTCCCTCACCTTCAGAAGTAATCCTGAACCTTTTATGAGTAGAGATTGGCTTCCTGTATTCCCTAACTATCTCTGGAGGGTACAGGCTCCAAGGAAAGGCAACATAATACATACTAGGCACTATCCACTTAGAAAGTTGATTAGACACCCTGTAAGCCATATATGCGCCCTCTATGATACTCCATCCATAAGAATCACGCTTGTTTCTATTCTTAATGTCGATAGAAGTAAAGTAAATTGGAATCATTGTTCTTTTGGCAAATCTGTCTGGATCCATTGGACGATGATAATTGACAGGATCATAAACATAATCCCCTATCACCTTTTTAAACATTGGCTGAATGTCCGGATCAGCCACAATCCATATTGTCTCACATCCTGCCCAAGCACATTCCATGATTGCTCTGTGTATCATCAAATAGTTGTCATTCACAGGCAAAAGGCATGGGTGATAGGGCAAGTTATATTGTAACGGGATTGAAGACAATGGTATGATACCTGCTAAATGAAAATTAAGATTACTCATATATTTCTTTGTCCATAATATCAAAATCAATAATGTGCTCTAAAGAGTCCTCCATCCTATTCATAATGGGTGATATTTCTCTTTTACCCAGTGTTAAGTTAAAACTCTTTTCTATATTCCAGAATATAGAATTTTGCACCTTAAGTCTAGTTGCTGTTTGGCTGTATTTCCACACGTCTAAATTCTCTTCAGTTATTATTGACTTGGCACATACTTTATATTTTCTTCCCTTGTCTTTGAAAAATATTGTTTCAAAATTCAAAGTATCTAAAAAATCACAATCTTTTGATGTGAACATATCTGTCTTGAAGTCATAGATTTTGTCCAATTCTATGTAATCGTTAACCATGTACACCTTTTTTCCAAAAGTATGCTTTGCGTAGTCAAACAGCAAAGTATTGCCTGAGTAGATATTGACAACCTTGTTGTCTGCTCCAACTGCAAACATACGTATATTGTTGCCAACCGGTACAGGATCTGTGAAACTGTTTTTATAGAAGCCATACATTGGCATTAAACCCATGATTCCCAATCGATAAGCCATAATATTCCAAAGTTCTAGCCTTTGCATTCCTCTTTTCTCTTTCTTGCCTGAGAGTAAGTTGTACTCTCTGGACTTATTTTCCACTTGAATACCCGACAGATCCAGCCCATAAGGTAGATGGTGATGTGGTAATGGCTTATGTCTTTCATCGACAAAGATTGGTATTTGATATTTATAAGCAGTTACCATCGCTTGAACTGTGGTTCCGATTATTACCTTGTCGAAGTAAAGATCTGTATCACGATGAGGACTTGCTTTCATTTTTTATCTTCCTATATGCTCCAACAGTAACTGGAAAGAGATCTGTTGCTATCTCTAGGCATGCATCTGCTACCTTCTGTATCTCCCACTGTGCTCCTTCATGAGTTCTCAAATCAATAAACTTGAGTAAATTGCTGAGGTTTACTGTTCCGTAATATTCCGTATATAAGTTCTGAGGCAATACTCCTCTAGCCTGTTCTCTACAGACTCCGGACTCTATCAACTTATCAAAAAAATCTAGAGACTGCTTATGCCATGATTTCATTGCATCAGAAGCCGAGATGTAGGAGTCGATAAATTGAGGTGCGATAGTAGGGTTAGCAGTGTCATTCTCATTTGAAGCCTGCCTATTACTTTCATGTTGAGTTCTGAACTCTAGCGGCTCATAAAACTGGAGATTCTTCTCAGTATAACGTCTGCTAATCTCGTTATAACTCCAAGTGCGGTGCCTATGGTGCTGAGAACGAACAAACAGAGGCACGACGAATTTAAAAGTAATAAGATTATGCTCAAGTGTTGATGTGTGGCGATGTCTAATAAGATAGTTGATAAGTCGCTTGTCTCTTCTATCGAGTTCGGACTTCTCGATACCAAAAGAAACCCTTGCAGAGTTAACAACAGTGATGTCGCTGCCCATATAATCAACAAGGCTAACTGAGCCAATATTGTCTCCGTAAGTAAAAATCGTTCTGTTATATACATTATTTTTGTTATCACTTTCATTCATCATACCTCCAGTAGTAATACTAAATAGTTTTCAGAAACAATATGGTACGTTTCCGAATTTATCGATATATCCTCAATCATCGAAGTCTCCACATAAGCATCGCCAGAATATTGTTGTTTGCAGTCATCTGCACATGCAATAATCTGCACTCTAGTAAATCGTTCAACCTCTTGTGGTTTGAAAGAAGTTGGCAATATAAAAGTGGTTGCCACTTCCTCCTTCTCTACAACTGGCATTTCTACCAATAAATGTCTATTGACTGGTTTCATAAAAAAATCCTCCTCTTTGTATATATTATACGTCTGAGGAGGTTGTTTTATTCATTGGAATTTAGAATATTTCGCAAGAACCTCCAGCACATGCAAGTTCTCCCGAAAGATTTGTTTGATCATCTTCTTCTGAAACATTATCTAGATTGATTTCTTCCAAACTCTTCAGCATTTCATTATATTCTTCTTCCGTGCAGTCTTCAAATGGAGCCTGCTTGTAAGTGTGATCATTGAAGGGTAGAACTGATAATCCATTATAAGAATCTCGGTTGTCCCACATCCATTCGCCAACTGTCTCCCATTCATGATCTTTGATGGTTACGGTTGCAGAAACATTGTGAGAATTCTGTCCTCTTTGGTGTCCACCACGTACCCAAGAAGACGTTACAGCCTTTACCCTCTCCAACATATCCATAGCACTCTCAGAACGTGTTATGGCGCCTTCAGGAGCCTTCTGTGGTGCAGAAATAACTGCTGTATCGTGAGGCGAGAAGTATTCGTCCTCAACCAACTCTGGATGGTTTTGTAAGAGGTAATTATAAATTGATTCATTCTTTCCTACGCGTAATCTGCGTATATAATAATCGTTATGCCACGCATGAATACCACTTGAGGTACCAAGAGTCAAAGATGTAGTCCCTGCTGGTTTAACACAAGTTGTTCTAGCCGCCTGTTTAATACCAATCTGCATCGCAATTCTACGATTTTCTTTTTTAATTTCTAGTGCAGCCTTACTCATGTCTAGCCCTAATACGCCTCCAGAAGCAATACCAGTCATAGATACGCCCACAAGAGCATCTTTCTCTGTGGTTCGTTGCCACACAGGGCGAAGATAATGAAAATCAGTATACCCTGCTTGCAAAGTACCGATGAATGTTGCTGCTCTCGCCCTCTTCTCCAACTCTTCTTGAGTTTCAACGTCTGATACGTTAATTTCAGTCAGATTACAAAACTGGTAAGATCGCAGTGCGATCTCACAGCAAGGGTTGGTACCCCAATCTTTATCATTAGAGAAGTAGAATCCGGGCTCTCCAGCACCTGATGCTCTCACTCGTTCCCAGATATCCATAAAGAAGTCTTTCTTAATCTTGTGTCGTAGAAGAACAACAGAATTGTTTGCTCTACCACGTTGAGGATTAAGTTCCCACCAATTACCAGACTTGGCAGCCAACATCTCGATATCATCCGCAGAAAATAAAGAAATAAGCGCTGCACGTCGGATGCCACCTGCCAATACTGCATCTGCAATATGACACATGATATCATGGGCTTCTATAGTAGTTAGTTTTTCTCCATCTTCTTTATGCCGTAAGATACCTTTAACCTTTACAATACACTCACGAAGAGGTTGTGGGCCGGGTGCTTTACCGCCTGAAGTAACCAGTTTGGCTCCTTTTGCACGGATATCAGAGAAGTCAAAACGAATTTTGGAAGTCCCTTTAAAGTAAGAGTTCAAAAGCGCCTTAATGGCGTCTGCCCATCCTTCAATAGAGTCCGCCACTAGATATCGCCTAGTTCTATTCTCATTTGGCTTTCGGATCTCAGGCAACTTCTCGACATGATGACGTTGCACCGAAAAACCTACACCAGTTCCTCCCAAAAGCAAGAACATTGCTTCTGAGAAAGAACGAAGATCATCAACAGGCATGAAAGCACAGTTGAAGATACGATTAGGAGAAACCTCAATAGGCTTTCCTCCAAACTGCATAGATCTCATTGATGGAAGAACCTTCTTATCAAACACCATCTTGTACGTCTCAATAATTTCATCCCTCAGTTGAGGATATTTTTTAATATGCATCTCCATATTACGAGTGACAAGTTCATTCCAGTTTTCTCGTCTCTGCTTGTCTTCCAGATAACGTGCGTATTTCATATGGACTGTGATGTCCGATAGTATTTGATTTGATACTTCCATTGTTAATTCTCCTTGTTTTTGTTTTTGTATCTACTGTATAGATCTGCTTTGTGCTCAGAGAGAGATCTTTCCTCCATTTCCTGCATTGTCTCCGTAGACTCGGCTAGAACTTGCATACTTACAGTGCTCCAGTCTGCTACGATTGGGTAAACAATTCCGTCAACCCCGTTTCTATTTTTGGCTACAAACATTCTACCTGTGTTGTTAACTTTGTCTTGTGCTGTTCTTGATACAGAACAGATAAAATCAGCAACAAAACACTTGTTAAATGCCTCAGAAATTGATTCCATTGTAACAACTTCGGCGTTAAGCCCTGAGCGGTTTGTTTGAGATGCTGTCCAAAGAGGACATTGAAACATTTGAGCCATTCCGCGTAATTCTTCGTATATGTTCTCCAAGTCATGTCTTTTCTCCCTAGTCATACTCACTGGCTTAAGCAAATCGGCATAATCTACGATGATCATACCTACCTCAACTCCTCTTTTCTTCAACTTCTCTAAGTGATTTCTTAGAGTTTGAGTTGACGCAGATTTAGTTGGATATTCTTTAATTATGAGTGATCCATCTAATTGACTAATTTCGTCATAAACTTGTTCCTTAAAACTGTTCAAATCAGACAATGGGACATTTGTGATACAAGAGTCATATCGTCTTCCTATGACTTTGTCTGAAAGTTCCATAGTATAGTGTACAATAGTTTTACCTGCTTTGACTGCTTCTGCGCCCAAGGCAGTAAGAACCATAGATTTTCCTGCCCCTGTTGGAGCCACAACGACTCCTAACTCGCCTATTCCAAGTCCACCACCTGTTATATCATCAATGTGCTCCCACCCTGTAGACTGTGGATTGCGAGCCTTTAAAGTGTATCTTTCTTCGAAATCTGTAAGGTACTCATAGCCTGCTTCATTTCCTAGTCCTAGGGACAAAGCATTATTGATAATCTTACTGATCTCATCAAATGATGACGATTGCATTAACTCAACTGTTTCCATTAACGCACCTTTCAGTTTTTGCTTTCTACAGAAATCTAGACTGACTCCTATGATATACTCAGAATCTTCAACCTCAGATCCGTGAATACGTGCAAAGTACTCTTTAACTTGTCTTTGTAACGCTTCGTTCTCACTTTCCAATTCTGTTCTTAATATGGTAATCATCGTTTTGTAAGATGGATGTACCTTGTATTTCTCTCTATATCCCAAGATTTTAGACACGAATGTCTGTAAGTAAGATAACTCAAAGAAATTGATATCTAGAACCTCTGTGATTTGATCGCAGTAGTTTCTATCCTCCAACATTAGTTGAACCATCGATTCTTGAAAATGTTTCCCAAATCTGGAAAAATCTTCTGGCATTTTTCTCATATTCATTAACCCTCCTTGTTTGTTTTATTATACGTTTGTGTTGCCTGTTTTATTCAGAGATTATTCTTCTCATTGTTTGTTCTAAGACTTCCCATTTCAATGACATAAAGCCATCTTCCGATAGCATCAATTTAAACCCTGTAAGATTAAAGTGCTTATCTCTATCAGTTAGACAATTCTCAACCATTTGACGTCTCTGATAAGATACAGAAGGTTGATACAATTGCATGATTTTGTAGTTTTCATGAATCACATCTTTGTGCTCTAGAACTGCTTCTAGATACTTGCTCTTCTTTTCTTTTAAGAGATCATTGGTAGCCTTAAATAGATCTTGTGCACTATATTCTTCGTCTTCAGACAAGAAAGGAAAGAACTTTACTACTCTTCCAAACCCTATGCCCGGAACTCCGGGAAGGTTATCAGATGCATCGCCGACAAGTGCTCTAGCCAATGCCATATTCTTAGGGTGGATCTTTAGATCTTCTAAGATTCTCTTTGTGTTCAATATTTCCCAAGGCTTTTTAGCAGGACGCATTAAGATAGTTGTCTCATCGCACAACTGCATAAAATCCTTATCATTAGACATAATAATCTTTTGATCTTCTGCGACACCTTTAGCCTGAACAATCGCTGAGATGATATCATCAGCCTCAATGTCTTCAAACATAAATTGGCAAATTGGAAGATGCTCCAGATATTCTAGCAGTCTTGCCTGTTGCCAAACTTTGTTGTCCTTCTCTTGTTGCAAGGAGAAGTCATATCCCATGTCTTTAGGTAGATGGACAACCTTTCTACCTGCCTTATAGTTAGCGTTTATTTGTCGTCTCTTTCTAGATCCGCCACTGCCATCCCAGACGATTACAACGTCATCTGGCTTTGTTAGTCTTATGGACTTCTGTAAAGACTTCAGAAAGCCAATACAGCCACCTGCAGGGTTACCTTGTATACTTATACTTGGATCCCTAGCGTAGCACCTAAAAAACATATTAAGTGCATCAATAATTAAAATTTTTCTCATATTCCCTCCGTATATATTATACGTTTGAGGGAACAATCTTATTCATACTTTCTTTTCACCATTTATTTTTAAACTGACACCAAAGCCTTGTGCTTGCAATTGCTTTGCTAACGACGTCATGGTATCTTCAATTTCTTCAGATGACATATTCTTGCGTGGTACTGAAGATTTGCTTGGAGACGGAGAACGTTCTTTGCTTCTCATATGCTTTTCCAATGCTTCTTCTCCAGCCAGAATATCATCTTTGTACCTAGTCTCGTCCAGTGCCTCTTTTACTAGTTGTTTGATGTAAGTTTTGTCGATTTTCATAATATGCTCTCCCATTTTGATATAAATAGTCACAAAAAAAACTCCCTACCAAATAAATGATAGGGAGCCACAACACAAACAAACAAAGGAGTCATTTCGTACTACTTCTATGTTTCATTATCTTCGTAGTACTGGGATGCCTCGCCCAATCTTTTGTCAAACTTCATGATGACTTCTTCATCAATGATGTCTAATACAATTCTTTTAAATTCTTCATCTTCTCGAACTATGTCGGCAAACTTTGACTTTTGAAACTTCTTTTCATATCCATCCTTTTTCAAAGTAAACCAAGCACCGCTATTGTTGATACATTCTGATGATGCAATGGCATCAAACCAAGACTCTTCATCTTGAATACCTACATCGTCACCCCATAAAATCTTGAAGTTACACATTCTTCCGTGGGTTCCGAAGCGAGACTTCTCTAACTTACACTTAACTTCGGAACCGATTCTATATCCTTTATCGTCAGTAACAAATGATGCTTTTGCCTTTCTCCCTGTAAGCCAAATTCGGAGGGAATATGAATAAATTAGTGCTTTTCCACCGGGAGTAAAGTAAGGCGTAGTCATTGCTTCTGAAGGGCTACGTGTGATATTGTCTTTCAACTGGTTTAGTACCAACAATGCGGAGTTGGAGTTCGAAATTGGCTGAAGTAATTTAGCCAATCCTTTAGACAGAATACGTGGCTTGACTGCCATAGTACTCTGTGGGTTAAAATCGCCTTCTAAATCGGCAATAGCAGGGGTAAGAGCCAAACTGTCCCAGACGAACAGATTATTTTCTTCTCCTGAATTTAAGATCGTTTCAATTGTTTCCAAAACGAACTCAACGTTCTGAGCCTGAATGTATATGAAGTCTCCGTAATCCTCTTCATTCTCTGTGTCTAACAGACAACCACATTCTTCCAAAAAATCAGAACTAATAGCCGACTCTGAGTCGAAATAATAAACGTTGTAGCCTTTCTTTTGAGCATTACCAGATATCTGAGCAGCCATATAAGACTTTCCAGTACCACTTAGTCCTGCTAGTTCAGAAATCCTACCAATTGGAATTCCTGCTTTCTTTCCCCTACAGACAATAGAGTCTAGCCAAGTAGATCCTGTTGGGATCCAGTCGTATACATCTGTTGGGTTTTCTTGTGTCAAGTCGTGTGCTACGTCACCACCTGCCAGTTTATTAATCATTTTTAATTTGTCCTTAAAGGACAGTTTGCCACTAACGGGCTTAATACTTTTTTTACGGGGCATTCTTTCTCCATTGTTTGTTAAATAAGGCATCTGTAAACCCATGCCTACCTGCGGTTTTTACTCGTTATATATGACAGTTTTTGAAGAGAACTGACAAACTCACATATCACAGGAGATATCTTATGATAATAACTCTTTGAAGGCTGCATCGACATCTGATGTCTCTGAATTAGAGTACTTGGTAGTACCAACAGAGTTGTCAGCAGTTGATGTGCCTGCTTCGGCATTCAAGAATTCAGAAAGCATAGTTTCTATTTCTTGTGTAGTTTTTGTGTTAAAGTTCTCCATGAATGAAGGCATCGAGTCCATGATTCGAACCGTGTCTTCGGAGGCTTCTGCCAAAGCACTAGGGCGGCGACGTGGAGTGATTTTAGTTACTGGGAACTGTGCTCCGGGTGGCTTACCATAATTAATAGACAGATCAGTTCCGCCATCAATATCAGTAATATCACCGTAGTCGGGATTAGTTACCAGTCCGATCAATTCGCCATAAGCCGTCTTACCATAGCCCCACAATTTAATACCTTGATCTTCTTCACCTCGAACTACGACAGGTGAGAAAAAGCGTTCTTTCGCAAACAAGGTTTTACAGAACTTAAGTGTTTCAGTATCACCTGCCTTTTTTGCATCATTATAAGTGCTCCAAGCAAAGTTGCAAACAGGGCAGTCTTCGCCGTGCATCTTTTTAGGACACAAAAATCCGGGATTCTTACCTACATTGTAGTGAAAGAAAAATTGCTTGAACGGATCTCCGTCTTCGGGACAAACAATGCGAATTGTTTGATCTCCATCTTGTGGTTTCCAAAATGCGTTTTGGGTTGAGTTTCCATTGCCGTTTCCTTGCAATGCGTTGAGTTTTTGTCTCATTTTATTAAAATCTATAGCCATAATATTTCTCCTTTGTTTGAATTTTGACTTTTTGTCTAAAGTAGAGATGATTGATCTATCATCCCTCTATAGTATTATACGTTTGAGTTGTTGAAATTATTCAAAATTTCTTGATTTCCTTCAAAAGAAACTACTTCATCAGTATCAGCAGTACGCCAATTGAAGGTACGCCATCCTTGAGCCTGAAGATCCCACACGGTTTCTAAGCCTTCTTTAAGGGTGCGTTGCTTACCTGTACCTTTTGTATTGGTTTCTACAAAAGTGGTAGGTAAATCCTTTGATCTTACAAAGAACATTGTTCGAAGTTCTCCGTTTGATTTGGAAAAAGTTCCACGATAGTATTTAATGTTTGTCATGTTATCTCCTTTTGTTGACACTTATTATACGTCTGAAGATGTCATTTTATTCAGATTGAATTTCAGATGATGTCTTCAGAGCAAAAGAGAAGCCTTGATCTAGATCTGTCGGATAAACTCCAAAAGATATTGACTTGTCTTCTGAGTCTGAGGAAGAGATATTAGATAGTTTCTCAAACAACTCTTCATCGTTCTCTATTCTTATACGGTTAACGCCAAAGAAATATTCAATCTGATTATGTTTTTTTATCTCATAACAATCTTTAGTCTGAGATTCATCAATGTTTACAATACTCATAGTACCAATCCTAGAACTGATATATTTTTCTCTAAATGTGTCAAACACTGGATCTGTGTTCGTGTATATATTATACCAATGTATAGATGTAGCCACTAATCTGTTGATATTAGGATAGAAGTTTAGAATCGACGTCTTCCCAATTATCTCAGACATACTGTTATTGTCAAATATCAACATTTTCTCAAATACACCTGATCTAGTATATTCCTGAAGTATGTGAAGGTGAGCCCTATTTCTAAGAATAGAATTCTTATCTAGTGTGGATACATCTGGTTTAATATAGACTATACTAACCTTTCTATGACTCACTTGTTGTAAAACCCACAAAGAGCATGCCGATATCTTTCCTGATCCGCAGACAATAAAATATACCTCCTCGTCATCATCGAGTGACTTTACAAGTTTTGTTAATTGTATTACATTTGCATCGTAAAGTTCTGCTGATTGTTGTCGAGGTATATGAAAACAGTTTTTCTTTCTTTTATACTTATCATCTGAATCAAGTAAAAAGACAGTATACTGAGGATATTCTTTAAATAGTTGTGCTATTTTACATCCTGCTTTTCCTAATCCTATAATATTCATTTTATTTCTTATCTCCTTATTTCTAATTGTTTTAGTTTATTTATAATATATTTTACAATTCTTATTATAACTTTTCTTAATACTAAAAATATTTAATATTATTATTAATATATTAACATTTATTTAATTTATATTAATATTTTATTTAAATTATATAAATCCTTTCCTGCTGAAACAGTAGCAACAAATCTGCCCAATTTGGTGTTTCTGAATTCTTCAATAATCGGCTTTATAAGTTCCTTATCTTCGGAAGCAAAGTCCAAGATGACGCTGTCGTGAAGAGTGAACGCTATGTAACTCTTTCTGCCCTTCAAGAGTTCATAGATCGCCACCATTCTTTCTAGCACCAAGTCTGCACATGTACTTTGAATAAGGTAGTTTAAAGCATGATAATCATCACATTGTATTTTTCTTTTGAATATATTCTCAACTGAACCGTATAGATAATATCTGCCTAATATTAAATCTCTATCATACTGCCCACTAGAGACTGTATCATCTGAATTTGGATTATACAACCAAGCAAAGAATCTTTTCTTCGCTTCGTCTCTAGTACTATGATAGAGATTTTTTGCGTTATAGTCGTGTATATCTTCATCTGGCTGATCTAATCCGAGTAGAGCAAGTACGACTCTTGCCTCTGCTGCATTGTAATCTAGTTCAATAAAGAAATCATTGTTAGGCTTAATACAAGCCCTGTGTTCCTTCTTCATGTTCATTAAGGGTAGGGAATCGCCCGAAAGGCTCAGCCTACCCGTTTTAGAGCCAAATAAATTATAATCACAGTAGGCATCTCTGCCTGTAAATTTCTTGTAAAGAAGTTTTGCTTTTGGATCTGTCCAAAAGTCTTGCAATACTTTGGTATCTAGATTTACTCTACGATACTTAATATCAGACAATACTTGCTGCACTTGCAACAAATGATTGTAGTTATTTGGGCGAGAATATTTATCAAATACCCACTCACAGATTTCATTTCTGATATTGCAGTATTCTTTGAGAAATCTCTCTGGCGTTAAGTCAAAAAAACAATTCTCTGCTAGATTAACTTTTGCTAGTTGATTTGAACGAATGAAAGCCTTGAGTTTGTTTGTGATCCTTTCCCAATCCTCTAAAAGGTGAGACGGACATACATCATCAAGACTTTTTCCATTGACATAAAGTTGAGCATAGTCGATAGGCATTCCATATAAAAAGTTTGAATAGCCCCAAGTCTTAGATAGCCCATCTGGAATATCTTTGAAATGAAGTTCACCACTGGAATACACACCGACACACTCTGATTTATCATCGAGTGTTTGAAACAGCATATTTCCTCCTATAATTTGATTGTAAATGTCTTCTTTCTATACGGTTGATGAGTAGAGAATATTCGATAATTTTCTTCTTTTTTCGTTCGAACGCCGTAGTTTGCTCCATCCCCAACGATTAAACATGTTTTGTCGTGAATATGATGCAGACACTCAGTTAGTCCGTAATGTTGAAATACCTCAAACGACTCTTCAACTGATAAATCAAAGTAATCCTGATTCCATTCTTTTTTCGCTTCTTTCGCTCTGATAAAGTAATATAGTTCTATTAATTTTCTATCTGTAAAATCTGTCTCTGTTCTTTTCTTTCTAAATGTTAGTTTAGACTTAGATCCCTGCCCACATACTTTTGTTTCAGTATAATATGGATAAGCCTCTACGTAACTGTCATAGAACGACAGCATATATTTTTTAAGTGCACTAATTTCGAAAAAGTGAGTTTGGTAATAGCACTTATTGAACATGTCTTGTAGGTTCTCATATCCCTTTTCGTTCATTCTTTCTAGCATCTGCTGGGACTCCAAATCGGCAATAAACCTCCAAGGTGCGTTCTTGTCTACCATGAACCCAAAAGCATTTGCTATCTTTTGTATTTGTAGGAAGTGTTCGTCTAGGATAAAAGAGGTGTATTTATTTTTGTCGTCATCGTGCTTTGCAGTTGATATTTCAAATACCACACCACTCATTGCTGGATTTGCAGCACGTCTTAATTGGAGATTACTCCTAGTCATAGGGAATACAGGTAACAAGACATTTAGAAATAGTGTAAACTCTTTTATATAGTCTCTGTAATCTTTGATCCTGCTTGATCCTTGTTTGGCGTATTTGTTTATGAATCCTTTAAATATCGATTCCATTGTTTCATGATGATCAGCCAAACTATCACTCCAGCCAGTCTTTACTTTAAAAGAGTAGTAAGCACTCTTTTTCTTGAGTTTCTTGATTTCTTTCATTCTGTTGATCTTATCTAGCATGTCTATCAGAGCCTCACAAACGAAATCTAATAGCAGAACGTTGTCTGTCCCCGGTACAAGTCTAAGGAACTTGCTAGAGGGGTATACAGGGCGATTGTGGGTGTCTATACGCCCATATAGCATCTTTTCATGTATGAAGTCTATTGACTGGAATTCGGGAAAAACATTTCTAGATTCACCTTGATATTCTGACATGTCATCCACTGCATCACCAGTGATTGAATCTTGGGATTCTGGCTTAAAGCCTTTAGGGAATGCATGTTCGTAATAATACCGTTTGTTGTGATATAGATCTTTTGTTCCTTGACTGTTTCTCCCTAAAGGGATTATTTCCGGATTAAAAGGCTCTAAAACATCAGAAGGTATAGAATTTTTGACAATCTCTTCAATAATGCCATTTATTTCTTTTTCGCTAAATGGCTCTGGATTGTCCATTGCGTCACGAAACCTCTTGTTAAGGCTATCTAAAACCTTTTCTTTAATTTTATATTTTCTATGATTAATCATTCGTTACCTCCCGAAGAGAAAGGGTTTACTGAATCTAATGCCGAGCCTATAACATTAGTAACTCGTTCAGTTACTGGTATATCTCTCGCTGGCTTGTTGCCGTCGCCAAACCTTTCGCACCTAGCCTCGATTGAATCCAATGTTCCTCCGGATTGTGCAAATATGCAATTCAGTGTTGTTTCATATTGTCCGCCCCTAGATATCGTTGAATCAATTGAAATTATGTCATAGTATCCGCCAATACCCAATAAATTAGCCAAAGATCCATAATTAGCAGGCACAATGTTGTCTCCAATATTTCTTCCAGCATCCCCATCATCTTGAGGACGTCCGAAGCCCATTGGAGCGTTTAAGAATACCTTCATTCCCGGATAAAATAGTGTGTTGCCAACTAATTTAACCGAAGCGTTGTATACATCTCTGATTTGTCCCAGATTTCTTGCATCTGCTTGACGTGCCTCTCTAAGCCCTTCGACATCAGTTCTAGAATAGTCAATTGATTTCACAATTCCAGTCTCCGCTCCAATATAAAAATGATATATTCCTTTGTTCATGTCCTCATCCGGATTTGCCCTTAATTCAGATGCTTTATAGTTTATAGCGTGAAACAATAGGCAATTTACCATTGGCTCTCCCTCTACAGGATCTCCTACAGTCTCAAATGTGTTGCTAATGTCAATTCTCTTAGTGGGGAATGAATAGTTAACATTTAGTCCGTTCTGTGTTGCCATATACTTGCTAATTGTGAAATTGTTCATTGCGATATTTATTGTTCTTTTCTCTTTCCCAACATCAAAGCATTCTGGTGGTTGTAATACTTTTTTAACCAATCTTTCTAATATGTCTTTAAAGAACTGCTTAAGTGGATAACTGGCGATTTGCTTTCTAACCACTGTTTCTAGGAAGAAAGCCTGAAAGTCGTTATAAGATATTGGAATATCAGCAAGATTGATTTGAAATTTGCCACCTCTAGGATGATGAATCACTACTGGGCCGCTAATAATTGCAGAATCTCCCATACTTTTGTTTAGATGCGGATTCATCACTGTGCATGCTGCATTAAGTATATCTCCTAAATATATAAACTGTATATAGCCCTTAGATGGATCTTGTTGTGCTTCTCCAGACTCTTTTGTAACTTCTTCTAGTTTTTCTGTATCTCCATCAGCGGCTTCTTTTATTGCTTCCTCGGCTTCATCAGCATTTTTAACCTCTTCTTCTCCAAAATCTTTGAATGTACCATCTTCATTAAATAGTCCATCAATTTTTGGACGAGCAGAGTCTAATGTTATACTCTCAAGCCAATCTTCAATTTCAGATTCGCTTAGTTCTATTGTCTGTACTTCTTCGTTGAGGGCTGTGAGGAATTGCTTATAGATTTCTTCCCTTTGTCCGGACAAAATCTCTTCTACTTCTTCTTCTCCGTTTTTTATCTCTGCTTCAAGTGATTCAACATTATCTTTGTATTTATGAGCCTCTTCGTCATCTGGATTATCAAGCCTTAGACAGTCAATGTACTCATTCATATCTGCTATTCTCTGTCTTTTAAGTTCAAAAGAATCTTCTTGATTTGATATTAAGGCAGAATTCTTTACTCGATCCAAAATAGCCAATATATTTGCATCGTTTCCGTTGATCGAAGACTCTAAAGCGCCTTGGTATTCAACCGTAAGAGAAATTGCACCATTTTCTTTGATATCGAAGGAGTGGCTAACCAAATTTAAAATTAGAGACATGTTTTGTTTACGAAGTTCTGATTTCAATTCTCTAGTCGCCTGATCAGGTGGAGTATTGCGAATATTTCTTTCTTGGATTTCTAATCCCGGCAGTACACCACCAACTATATCTGTATTCGCCCACCCTACATCGAGTCTAATTCTGTAAAATTTCGGAACGTATTGTCCCCTTTGTCCTGCAATTCTAGCAGAAACCCCTTGAGAGTCTTTGAAAGTAGGTGGATGTAAGATTAAATCAATGAAATTAGCCTGCATATCTAATGTATCTGTTGTTAGTCCGTTTTCATCTAGGGCAATATTGTTCAAAGTCCCATCAGTAGCGTTAAACCTACCTCCTAAAAGATCTGCTGCAGTTTGAAATTCAAACTTCATGCTCACATCAATGACTTTGTCAGATTCAGCAGGATTTTTACCGTTAAGATTGAAACTAACTTCTGAGATACCTGCGCCTCCGATCCTTTTAAACGTTTCGGCGTTAAATATGTCATCAATATTTTTTCTAGAGTAAAAATCGTCAAATATAAACTCCGGAGATGCAATTGGGTTTCTAGAATCTTCAGATCCATATATTAGTTTAAACAACCTAACTTTTGGTTGCAGGGCTGCCAAAGTAGCCGGTTTTATATTTAAAAACCTCTCCTGTCCGTTTCTAGAAGTCAACTTTGAAATAATCTCATAAGCGCCACCGCCAGTTTCAGGATCTGTGTCAACTACACTAAAATTAGAGAAACCCAATGGGTTTTTGTTTTTTCCATACGCTGACAGATGATCGATATAGTCCATCA